AGGTTCTTTTACACACGGGGGAAATTTGGGAAAAAGGGGATCCGGGGGGAAAAAAATTGACCAAGAATCGGTGGAAATCAAAGATAAGAGCATCGTGTGAGGAACTGGGAACATACAGGCCGAGCTTTGATGTGGTAATCGAGACGCTGGCGGACATCCTGGCCAGAAGGGATGAAGCACTGAAGCTGTACAAGCAGGAAGGCGGGCAGCCGGTGATCGAGTACACAAACAAAGGAGGGTCAACCAACCGTGTGCAGAACCCGCTCCTGAAACTGGCCAATGAATTGAACCGGGATGCATTGACATACTGGAAGGAGTTGGGACTGACTCCGGCCGGATTGAAGAGGTTGAACGAAAAAGCCCTGGATCTGAAAGTGTCAAACAAGAAGTCCTTCGCCGATGTGCTTGAAGGACTGGGGATATGATCGCACGACACTATAAGCAGACAGCAATCAAATTCGCGGAGGATGTGATCTACGGGGCGGAAGTCCTGGGCAAAGCAACGGACATCGTGATCCAAGGAACGGACCTTGTGATCAAAGGGGCGGATTTCGTGCTCACCGGCGACGATATCGTGATCGCCGGAGAAGATATCGTGAACGCCTGCAAGCGGTTCCTGGAAGACCTGAAACGTGACGACATAGAATACCGCTCGAAGGATCCGGATGCGTGCATCACACTGATGGAGGGGCTGTTCGTCCACAGGAAGGGGGAGAAGCTGGACGGCACTCCGCTCCTAGGGAAGCCGTTAAGGCTGGAACCGTGGCAGGTATTCATTGTGTGCAATCTGCTCGGATTTTATATCAAGGGCACACAGGAGCGCAGGTTCAAAGAGGCGATGATCATGCTTGGCCGTAAGAACGGCAAGACCTCGTTCGTGGCTGCTCTATCCTTCGCCGTCAGCATCATGCAGAGACGGAGCGGATCCACGGTGTACGTGGTGGCAGCAGCGTTAAAGCAATCGATGGAGTCGTACAAGTTCATCGACTTCTCCCTGACCTACAAGGGAATCCGGGATGAGTTCTCCATCAAGGATAACGCAATGGAGCACTCGATCCAGTATACGTTTGAGGCTAACGGTGTGCCGGATGGGTCAATCGATATCCAGATCATGGCAAGCAATCCGGATGCGCAGGATTCGTTCAACTGCAACTTTGCGATAGCGGACGAAATGGCCGCATATAAAAAGGCATCACAGTACAACCGCTTTAAAGAAGCCATGAAGGGCTACACAAACAAGCTGATGATCGGCATCACGACCGCAGGCGATAACGCGAACAGCTTTGGCTATCGCCGGATGGAGTACGCTGCAAAAGTGGCAGCAGGCACGGTCAAGGATGATGAGATGTTCGCTTTTATAGCCAGAGCCGATGTGGACGATAAAGGGAATTGCGATTATACGAATCCGATCCAGCATCGGAAAGCAAATCCAAGCTACGGCGTGACGATCCGGCCAAAGGAAATCCTCAACGACGCTCTGCAGGCACAGAACGATCCGCAGCAGCGCAAGGACTTCTTGAGCCGGTCGCTGAACATCTACACGACAGCCCTCAAAGCCTGGTTCGACATCGAAGAGTTCCGGGCATCCGACCGGAAGTATAACTGGACGTTGGAAGAGCTGACCAAATTGAAAATCGACTGGTTCGGCGGTGCCGATCTGTCGAGGGTGTACGACCTCACGGCAGCAGCACTGGTGGGACGCTACGAAGATGTGGACATCATCATCACGCACGGCTTCACGCCGATCGCACAGGCGGCCAAGAAGTCCGACGAAGACAATATCCCGCTGTTCGGATGGGAGGAAGACGGGTGGCTCACGATGTGCAACAGCCCGACTGTCAATATTGGGGATATCGTCAACTGGTTCGTCAAGATGCGGAAGATGGGCTTCCGGATCAAGGCGGTCGGACACGACCGGAAGTTCGCCGGCGAGGAATACTTCCCGGCGATGAAAAAGGCCGGGTTTAACGTGATCGATCAACCGCAGTATTTTTATTTAAAATCACAAGGTTTTAGACATATAGAGACGGCGGCCAAGAACGGGACGCTCTACTATCTGCACTCGACCGCCTACGAATACTGCGTACAGAACGTGGCAGCAGTCGAGAAGACGGACGATGCTGTGCAATACGAGAAAGTATCGCCGGAGATGCGCATCGACCTGTTCGATGCGTCGGTGTTTGCTACAATCCAGATGGTCGCAAGGGAAGAAAAGGAAAAGAAAGGAAAAGAATGGTGGGGAGATGAGTAGGACCAAAAATAAGACAGAAAAGCGTTGCGCCGGACAGGTTGCTTTCGTGTTGTCTGATGGCGATATCTGCGTGCCCGGATATACATCTCTCGACCGAAACCCAGAGATCCTGACAGCTTGCAGACGAATTGCGGAGCTGATCGGATCCATGACCATCCATCTGATGGCAAATACGGAGAGGGGAGACGTCCGGGTCGTCAATGAGCTGTCGCGAGTGATCGACATCGATCCGATGCCGACGATGACAAGATCCATGTGGATGCAGTCGATCGTGATGACCATGCTACTGTACGGACGGGGAAATGCGGTTGTTGTACCGCATACGCACCTCGGATACCTGGAGAGCCTGGAGCCGATCGCGGCAAGCCGTGTGCAACTGCTTCCGGTGGGTGGATCCTATCGGGACTATCAAGTGTGGATCGACGGCGTGGCCAAGAAACCGGGAAACCTGCTCCACTTCGTTTACAACCCGGACAAGTATTACCTGTGGAAAGGTGCCGGGGTGACGGTCTCACTGATGGACGTGGCCAACAACCTGAAACAGGCAGCAGCAACCAAGAAGGCGTTTATGGGAAGCGAATACAAGCCAAGCATCATCGTCAAGGTGGATGCACTGACGGAAGAGTTTTCCAGCCCTGCAGGACGGCAGAAGCTGATCGACTCCTATATCAAACCGCAGACACCGGGACAGCCGTGGATCATTCCGGCGGAACAGTTTAGCGTGGAGCAAGTCAAACCGCTCACACTGGCGGATCTTGCAATCAGCGATTCCGTGGAGATCGACAAGAGGACAGTCGCTGCAGTGTTGGGTGTTCCGGCTTTCCTTTTGGGTGTCGGTGGATATGACCGAGCAGCGTGGAACAGTTTCGTCCAGAACACGATCCGGCCGATGGCGGTCAGTATCGCGCAGGAAATGACAAAGAAGCTGATCCTGTCGCCGAAGATGTACCTGCGGTTTAGTGTGCGGAGCCTGATGGACTTTGACCTCAACAGCTTGTACACAGTATATGGCGGACTTAGTGACAAGGGTATCGTCACCGGAAACGAAGTGAGGGACATCATGGGAATGCCTCCGAGGGAAGGGCTGGATGAGCTTCGGATCTTGGAGAACTACATCCCGGCAGATATGATCGGACAGCAAAGCAAGCTGATCCAGGAAGGAGAATAAAACAGGTATTAAAGCATTGTGCTTTTATACGGCATAACACGGGTTGCAAACCGTGAGGGAGCGTGATTCGCCTTCGCTCCCTTTTATTGTGCCAATATACCAAGGCGAAAGAAAGGCGAAGAAAATGGGAAAAGTTATTGATTTGACTGGGCAGAAGTATGGCAGGTTGTCTGTCATCAAAAGAGTTGAAAACTCTAAACATCACGCATCACAGTGGTTGTGCATTTGCGATTGTGGAAATGAGGTTGTTGTGAACAGCAATAACTTGAGAACTGGTCACTCCGTAAGCTGTGGATGTGCAAGAAAAGAATCAACAAGGGAATGGCTTGAAAGATACAACACAAAGCACGGAATGGCAAAATCTCGTCTGTATGTTGTTTGGAACGGAATGAAGGGAAGGACAACAAACCCAAACAACACAAGATATGCCGATTATGGTGGGCGCGGAATTAAAGTATGCAAAGAGTGGCTTGATTTTGCGACTTTTCAAAAATGGGCGATTGAAAACGGATACGATGAGCACGCGAAATATGGCGATTGTACTCTCGATCGAATAGATGTTGATGGAAATTATGAACCTACTAATTGCAGGTGGGTGAATCTTGTCGTGCAGGCGAGGAACAAAAGGAGGAAGCAGTAATGGAAAAGAGAAATATGCAAATGACGGAAGTAACCACACGCTCCGCAGAAGATGGCTCTCCGATTTTGGAGGGCTATTTTGTACGATATGACGATGTGTATCAGATCACGGAAGGTGCTACCGAGAGCATCGCGCCGGGTGCGTTCACAGAGTCAATCCATGGAGATGTGAGGGCTTTATATAACCACAATCAGGACATTGTTTTAGGGCGAACGAGTGCCGGTACTCTGAAACTCGAAGACAGGGAGCTTGGACTGTGGGGCAGTATCAAAATCAATCCGAAGGACACCCAAGCAATGGATGCATACGAGCGTATCGTGCGCGGTGATGTAAGCGGCTGCAGTTTCGGGTTCGACATCGAAAAGGAGAGCACAGAAGTTCGCGAGGATGGAAGTGTTCACTGGACGATTGAGAAAGTGAATCCGCTGTATGAAATTTCTGCAGTGACCTTTCCCGCATACGAGAAGACGAGCATCAGCGCAAGGGAGAGAGATCTGGAAGAGATCAAGAAAAGATCTTTGCAGGCTTGGAAAGAGACTGCACGGAAGAGACTGAAAGGAGAATGAGAGAATGGCACTCAAAGCGATCATGCTTCGCAAGAAGATCAACGATGCACAGAAGGCTCTGGAAGCTCTGCGTGAGAAGGATGCAGAGTTTGAGAAGAGAGAGGCGGAACTGGAGAAATCCATCGAAGAGACCACGACACAGGAAGAGCGTGACGCGGTAGACGGTGAGATCGAGAAGTTCGAGACCGAGAAGAAAGAGCACGAAGAAGCAAAAGAGAAGCTCGAGGCAGAAGTCAGAGAGCTGGAGCAGTCGCTGGCTGACGAAGAGGCAGCACAGGACACGCAGACACCGGCGCCCGTTGCACCGGTAGAAGAGAAGAGAGAGGAGATAAAAACCATGAGCAAGAGAACAGCAATGTTTGGAAAGTCCCAGCAGGAGCGCGATGCATTCTTTGCACGCGAGGATGTCAAGAACTACTTGGGCGAAGTACGCGCCGCAATGAAAGAGAAAAGAGCACTGACCAATGTGGGTATGACCATTCCGGAAGTATTCTTGGGGATCCTGCGCGAAAATATTGAGAACTACTCCAAGTTGTATAAGCACGTCAACGTGAAACAGCTGTCCGGCGATGGCCGTCAGCTTATTCAGGGCACCGTTCCGGAGGCAGTATGGACCGAATGCTGCGCAAACCTGAACGAACTGGATCTTGGGTTCAATGATGTCGAGGTTGGATGCAATAAGGTCGGCGGCTTCTATGCGATCTGCAACGCAGTTTTGGAGGATTCCGATGTGGATCTTGCTGCAGAGATGATGACCGCACTGGGTCAGTCCATCGGTCTGGCACTGGACAAGGCGATCCTGTTTGGTACAGGCAATCACATGCCGCTGGGTGTGATCACACGTCTGGCGCAGACATCCGAGCCGTCCGACTATCCGGCTACCGCTCGTCAGTGGGTAGACCTGCACACATCCAACATCAAGACCATCAACAACAGCGTGGTCGGCACGGATCTGTACAAGGCATTCATGATCAACTCCGCTGCAGCAAAGGGCAAGTACAGCCGCGGCGAAAAGGTATGGGTCATGAATGAGCTGACCTACAGCTGGATGGTTGCACAGTCCATGAGCATCGACGCATCCGGAGCGATCGTGGCATCTGTTAATGGCAGAATGCCGGTAGTGGGCGGCATCATCGAGGTGCTGGACTTCATCCCGAACTACGTGATCGCCGGCGGATACTTCGATCTGTATATGCTGGCAGAGAGAGGCAGCAAGAAGTTCGCATCCAGTGAGCACTATCGCTTCTTGGCAGATCAGACCGTATTCAAGGGCACCGCAAGATATGACGGCCAGCCGGCAATCGCAGAGGGCTTCGTGGCGATCGGCGTGAACGGCGCGACTCCGGACGCAACGATGAGCTTTGCGGGTGATACCGCGAACACCGTGCAGGGCGTACAGATCAGCAAGAGCACAGCATCCATCGCAGCAGGTGGAAATGTACAGCTGAAAGCAAAGACTTTCCCGGTAGACGGAGCGATCACATGGGCATCCTCTGATACCAGTGCGGCGACCGTAGACGATAACGGAAAGGTGACAGGCGTGGCAGCAGGATCCGCGATCATCACCGCAACAAGCGGAGAGTATGACGCAGCTTGCACCGTGACTGTAACAGCATAAGGAGGCATCAATGGAGCAGAACTTGGCAATGCTCAAGATCGACTTGGGCATCACAACAACCGCATACGATACACGGCTGACGGCACTGCTGGAAGCAGCAGCCGGCCGGATCGCGGAAGAGGGTATCACCTTGGACGCAAGCAGGGCAGACGATAATGCTCTGCTGGTGATGTATGCGGGCTGGCTGTGGAGGAAGAGAGACTCGATGGAGGGTATGCCAAGGATGCTCCGGTATGCCCTTAACAACAGGCTATTCGCGGAGAAGATGCAATGAAGGACGATGTGATCACTCTGTACAAGGGAGTAAGGACACAGGATGAATATGGACGGTGGATCGAAGGCGAGCCGGAGCGCAGGGAAGTCTATGCGCGGGTGCTGTCGATCTCACGGCGGGAGTTCTTTGAAGCAGGGAGGAACGGATTAAATCCGGAGTTCCGCTTTGACGTGTTTCAGGGCGACTACCAGGGAGAGACGGTCGTGGAGTATCACGGAGCAACCTACTCCGTCTACCGGACATACGAATCCGGAGACTACATGGAACTCTATGCAGAGAGGAAAGGCGGAACCGATGGCAAGAGGAACACCACATGACCAATTAGCGGCAACGATTAACGGAATACTGGAAGAGTATGCGACCGAGGTGAAGACCGGCATGGATGATGCCGTGAAGGAAGTCACCAAAGCGGGAGCAAAAGCGGTGAAACAGTCAGCGGCGAAGAAGTTCGGCAATGGCGAGTATGCCAAGAGCTGGACATTCAAGGTTGAAGTGGATCGTCTCGGTGCATCCGGGGTGATTTACTCGAAAAAGCCGGGACTACCGCATCTTCTGGAAAACGGGCACTTGCTGCGCAATGGTCGATTTTGGCAAGGCAAGCCACACATCAAACCGGTTGAGGAGCAGATCGAGAAGGACTTCGAGGAAGAGGTGATTAAACACATATGACAATCAAAGAGATCGCGGCAATGGTCGCAGGCTTCAATCTGCCGTATGCATATCATCACTTCGATGAGGAGCAGCTGAACGGATTGAAACCGCCATATGTGCGGTGGTACTTCAACGGAATTGATGATCTATATGCCGACAACATCAACTTTCAACGTGTGTCAGAATTGCGAATAGAACTGTACACGGATTTCAAAGACTTCGAACGCGAGGAAGTGATCGAGGGCATTCTTGCGGAGAACGGATGGGCGTATGAAAAAATCGACTCTTATCTTGACTCTGAAAGGCTTTACGTCACGGCATACGCGGGCGACATCATCATAGAGGAGGAATAATTAAATGGCAAATACTAACAAGGTCAAGTATGGCTTGACTAATGTGTATTATGCGGTAGCGACCATTAACGCATCCGACAACACTGCAACCTATGGAAATCCGAAGAGGATCCCCGGTGCAGTTAATCTGTCGATGGATCATCAGGGTGATGCGAATACATTCTATGCGGATAACATCGCTTTCTTCACATTGCAGGGCGACGCTGGGTATAACGGCTCTCTGGAGATCGCACAGATCACCGACGATTTCCGCAAGGATATCCTGGGAGAGGTGGAAGATGCGAACGGATGCCTGACCGAGGTGGCGGGCGCTCCGACAGTACCGTTCGCATTGCTGTTCCAGTTTGACGGAGACAAGAAGAACACCAGGCACGTGCTGTACAACTGTACGGCATCAAAACCGAGCATCGCAGGAGAGACGAACACGGAGACGATCACTCCGAAGACTGACACCCTCAACATGACAGCGGCACCGATCCATATCGATGCTCTGAATGCTGATGTGTTCAAGAGCAGGGCACTTGCGGATGATGCACCGTATGATACATGGTATGGTGCTGTGTACCAGGGAACTGCAGCAGCAACCGGCATTTCTCTGGATGAGTCCGAGCTGTCCCTGACTGCAGGCGGTGAGACTGCAAAGCTGACCGCAAACGCAGTTCCGTACGGTTCAGCGGTAACATGGACATCTAGTGATAACGCGGTGGCAGCAGTAAGCGATGGCGTGGTGATCCCGCTGTCCGCAGGCTCTGCGACCATTACGGCGAAGATCACCGTGGGCGGAACAGACTACACAGACACCTGCGCGGTGACTGTAACAGCCTAAACAATCACACATCGGGAGGGCACTGCGGTGTTCTCCCTTTTTTAAAAAATTGGAGGGATATATGCAAAAGACAGTCAAGATCGGAGAGACCGAAGTAATGATGCGATCCAGCGCAGCGACTGCCATCCGGTACCGGAACACATTCCGCGAGGATATCATGCAAGCGTTGACGAAGATGGATCCGGAGAAGATGGACGCAACGGTGATCGAGAAGCTCCAAAAGCTGGGGTATATTATGGCACGATCGGCAGAACGTGCCGATATGACCAGACTCACAGAAGACGACTATATGATATGGCTGGATCAGTTTGAGACGATCGATATGGCGCAGGCATCAAAAGAGATCCTGATGCTGTACCTGGGCAATAAATTGTCCAGCTCGGAATTAAAAAAAACAGAGGGGACGGCGGATCCCGAGAAATAAACACCGCTATCTATGCATTGAGAGCATTGCAGATCGGACTGCGGATGGACGATCTGGAGGAAATAGAAGAAGGGTTTGTGATGGATCTCATTATCGAGAGCAACAACGACTTTGCAGATCGTGACGAACCAAAAGTAAGACAGGCGACACAACAGGATTTTGACAGGTGGTAAGATGGCCAGAAACCGGATCAAAGGAATAACAATCGAAATCGGAGGGGATACAAAGCAGCTACAGGACTCCCTCAAACAAGTCAACAACACTCTGAAGGATACCCAGAGCGCACTCAAAGATGTTGACGGTCTGCTCAAAATGGATCCCGGGAACGTGGAACTGCTGAAACAGAAACAGGACTATCTAAACGAGGCTATCACTGCGACCAAAGACAAGCTGGAGCAGGAGAAGCAGGCCCTCGAACAAATGAAGGCCAACAACTCCACCGGAGAGGTGACGGAAGAGCAGCGAGCGCTGGAACGTGAAATCGTCGAAACGCAGCAGTCTCTCAAAGGACTTGAAGGCGAGCTGAAGGAGTTCGGGAGCGTTGGAAAGCAGCAGGCCAAGCTTGTGGCCCAGCAGATGGGCGAAGTTGGAGAAAAGGTACAAGAGGCAGGCACGAAAATGACTGCTGTCGGCGACACGATGACCAAGTATGTCACCGGACCGATCGTGGCAGCAGGTGCGGCATCGATGGCGGCGTGGACGGAAGTCGATGCGGCTATGGATGTCGTTGTGAAGAAGACCGGAGCGACCGGGGAAACACTGGAATCCCTGCAGGATACGGTCAACAACATAGCTACAACACTTCCGACAACGTTTGAAAAGGCAGGTATCGCAGCCGGAGAAGTCAACACACGTTTTGGACTGATGGATCAGGATCTGCAGGACGTTTCCGAGCAGTTCATTAAGTTCTCGCATATTGCGGATACTGATCTTAACAGTTCCATCGGATCCGCGTCCCGTTTGATGAAGCAGTTCGGACTGAACGTGGAAGATCTGGGCGAGATGCTGGATCTGTTGGCGGCAACGGGGCAGGCGACAGGTACGGACGTATCCAAATTGATGTCCAACATCGAGAGCAATGGCACGGTTCTGCGTGATCTTGGCCTGAGTTTTGATGAGTCAGTCGTTTTGCTTGGGAAATTTGAACAGAATGGCGTGGATGCATCACAGGCCCTGGCCGGACTGTCTAAGGCGGCTGTCAACTGGAAGAAAGACAACATCAGCGTAACCGAAGGTCTTGCCGGAATGCTGGAAGCTCTGCAGGATGGTGAGGTATCTGCAGAAGATTTCGCGAAAGCAGTCGATATATTTGGCTCCAAAGCAGCGGATCGCTTTGTTGATATGGCGGCGAGCGGCCGCCTGTCGATGAAAGACCTCAAAAAGGATATGTCCGTCATTGGTACGGTAGAGAGGACGTTTGAGGGAACCATCAATCCGGTGGATGAACTAAAAACCATCCTGAATGAGCTGAAGATCACCGGCGCAGACATTGCGGCGACAATGCAGGATATGCTGGTTCCGGCCTTGAAGAAGGTGAACGACTTTGCCAAAGAGCTGAAAGACCGATGGACGAAGCTGGACGACGCACAGAAGCAGACTATCATAAAGATTGCGGGCGTTGCTGCCGCCATAGGGCCTCTTCTGTCGGTAGGCGGTCGGCTGATCAGCGGAATCGGATCGTTGATACAGTTTCTGCCGGAGATCGGGACGGCACTCACGGCGCTCACAGGACCGGTCGGCATTGTGGTTGCTGCTATTGCGGCACTTGCGGCGGCATTTGCGGCGCTGTGGTCATCGGATGAGGGCTTCCGGAATGACATCTCCGGAATATTTAACGAGATACAGATCTCGATTGCACCACTGGTTGATGCACTCGGGCAACTTTGGGCGGCGTTCCAGGAGCTGATGCAGGCACTGTGGGCGGCGTTTGGTTACGACATCGTGCAGATGGTCAAGACAGTCGTCATTGATGGTATTATCCCACAGCTGCAGACATTTATCGATTTTATCATAAATGTTGTAAATCTTGTTAAAAACCTTGTAAATGGCGACTGGACTGCGGCTTGGGAAGACTTAAAGCGCATCGCCACGAACCTTGTGGAGTTGACGATCCGGACGGTTATCATCTTTTTTGAGGGTTTCATGAAGACCTCGATACAAATCTTTTGGAAAATCGTTGCAGGCATCGGCGAGGCATTGCTGGAGCTTGGCGCGAGCATCCGAGAGAAGATTGATGAAATCGTGTACGAAGCAATCGAGTTCTGGGGCGATCTGTTAAAGCAGACGCTGGAGATCTTCCAGAACATCTGGGACGGAATCGTGGAGAAGGTGACAGGCATCAAGGATGCAATCGTGAACGGAGTGAGCGAGGCGGTGCAGTTCCTGGCTGATCTGCCGGGGAAGGCGCTCACGTGGGGGCGCGACATGATCGAGAATTTCATCTCCGGCATCAAAGAAAAGGTCGGAGCATTGACGGAAGAGCTTGCGGCGACTGCAGAAGAGATTGCGGCATATCTTGGATTTAGCGAACCGGAAAAAGGCCCCCTGTCGGACTTTCACACCTACGCGCCGGATATGATGGATCTGTTTGCCAAAGGAATCCGGGACAACATTCCGGAAGTCCGGAAAGCCGCAGAAGATATGGCTGCAGCAGTTGCGCAGCCTGTTAATGCATCCACATTGACTTTTAACATCGCCAATACCATCAACGGGGCACCGGGCCAGAACATCAACGACTTGGCGATCGCGGTAGACCGTAGGATCACGACAAGCGTAGCACAAAGGAGATCGGCATGGGCCTAAACTCTTTAACATTTAACAATATCAACAGTCTGCAATATGGCGTATATATCAGCGGGACAGGGGCATTCAATTCCCCTGCCCGTGATCGTGAGATGATCGAGGTGCCCGGAAGAAATGGCGACATCATCAACGACCACGGAAGGTACAAGAATATTGAGGTGACATACCCCGCGTTTATTATTAAAGATTTTAAGGCCAACCTGACAGCGTGGGCGAACAAGCTGCTGGAACCGCTGAACTATGTGCGGCTGTCGGACACGTACCACCCGGATGAGTTCCGCCTTGCCGTGCTTTCACAGGGTATGGTGGTAGATCCGGTGAGGTGGTTGGCGGCGGGCAGTTTTGATTTGGTATTTAACTGCCGACCGGAGAGGTTCTTAACAAGCGGTGAGACGGTGACGACATTCACGGCAGGCGGAAGCATCAGCAATCAGACTGATATGCCGGCGAAACCGCTCATCCGTGTGTACGGATCCGGAACGATCACCGTGAACGGAACAGAGATCGAAATAGCATCTCATAGCTACGAGTATATAGATATCGATTGCGACTTGCAGGAGGCGTTCTACGGGGCGGCAAACGCAAATATGTATATTTCCCTGGATGAGTTCCCAACACTCCGTAGCGGGGCAAATATCATTGTTTTGGACGGCGTGACAAGAGTAGAAATGACACCGAGGTGGTGGAGGCTGTAGATGTTCCCAATACTGTACGGAGCAAATGAACAAATTTTCAGATCGAACGGACTTGGAAGACTTGCGGATGCAATCTCTTGCATCGTGGAAGAGGAACGCAACGGCATCTATGAGCTGACGATGGAATACCCTGTCGGCGGTCGGCACTTCGGGCAGCTTATGATGAGCAATATCATCTACTGCAGAGCAAACCAGCAGCCGAAGAAGCAGGCGTTCCGCATTTATGAGGTGACTGACGCGATTGATGGCATATCTACCATCAGAGCGCAGCATATATCCTACCAGCTCACCGCGATTCCGGTGGAGCCGTTTGTAGCGGACAACCCAGAGGATGTGGTGAGCCTTTTAAGTATGCGAAGTGTTGTACCGAACCCGTTTACCTTCGACACGGACGTGGAAGAGGGAGAATTTAACACGGAAGTCGTTGACAGCTGTCGGGCGATCATCGGTGGCATAGATGACAATCTGCTGGCCAGATGGGGAGCAGAGGTCGAGTGGGATATGTACGATGTGCATATCTGGCAGGAGCGCGGACAGAACCGGGGCAAGGTGGTCCGGTACGGAAAAAATGTCACAGACATCACCCAGGAGCAGAGCATAGATGGTACATACACGGGCATATACCCGTATTACAACAGCGATGGCGACTACGTGGATCTGACCGAAAAGGTGCTGCTTGCACCGACAGCGGCCTTGTATCCGTATCCGCGCATAATGCCGGTAGATTTCACCCCGAGCTTCGCCAGCACACCGGATGAAGCGGCTCTGCGGGCAAAGGCGGAGGAATATCTGGCGGCATCGTACATCGGTCTGCCGAGGGTGTCGATTGATGTGTCGTATGTAGACGATACAGACATTTCCATCCCAATCTACTTGTGTGATACGGTCAAGGTGATTTTTGAGCCGTTAGGCATCAGCACGCTGGCCAAGGTGTCGCGGCTGTCGTGGAATGTACTGCTGGATCGCTACGAGTCGGCCACGATCGGCGTGGAGTTTGAGGATGTAGCAAGCACGGTCGAGCAGGTATCCAAGAGCAGCGAGACCAAAGCAGTAAAACAGGCCGAGAAAAAGATCCGGGAGTCCGAAGCGCAGACACAGCAAAAGATCGATCAGATCACATACGACTACGTGGAACCGCAGACCAAGAGCACGGCGGCGATACAAGCCGGCAGCTCCGCAATCGTAATGGCGGCATATTTTAATCTGGCGGAATCCACAAGGGCGAGGTTCTGCAGCACGGTCAACTTCCACATTGCACAGACCGCATCCGGAACACCGGCCACGCTGACGGTGCTGTATGCAGTGGATGGTGTCCAGCAACCGGCACTCACGCAGACCTATGAGACCGGCGATCATATCCTGACGCTGGACTTTCTGACCGGCAACCTGGCAGCAGGCGATCACGTCTTTGGTGTGGCATTCGGTATGGTAGGAGGTACATTGTCATGATAATTTCAAGTGCTTATATGTTTGGTAGGCAGATAACGGCTGGCGAAGAACCATTCGAAGTAATATGGCACAATAGCAGGAATGCAAGTCCGATGCAGTCCTTTGGAGATAATGGAAATGCGTATATAAACAGACCGTCATCGAATCCATGGGGCAGTTTCGTTAAACGTGAAAACAGATGGTATGCAGAGCCACCAGCCGGATTTATAGGCATCGAAGCGACACCAACACCAATAAATAAGCTGCCATATATATTAACAATCCCATTATTGAGCAATGGAGAGAAAATTGGATACTGGTTGAGATATAGAGCCGAAAGTGATGACGGCGAAATCACTGTATATTGCGACTTTGGCTATGAAGATAGCATTATTCATAGCGGGAATTATGGCAGTGTGACTAAAGCAGTAGATGACCAATCATGCAATTATTACACATATGCTGGAGCTGGTGCGTTTCTTGGAAATAGAGCAGGAAATACAATCATATATGACGTGACATACATAGGAGCGATAGCTGACCGTGTGAATGCATCGGGGATAAGACAGGTAGATATAAGCGGATCTGCCTTAGATTTACTCAAAGTAAAAAGTTATGGCAATTCAGAATTGCCAACTGAATGGCTAACATAAAAGGAGGATAACAAAATGAAGTTGACCAAGAGCGAACTGATATACGAGGCGGACCAAAATTACATCAAGGCGACATTTTTTGCAGATGAAACGCCGGAGACAATGCCGGTACCTGCAGACGTTCCCGGATGTGACAGCACATGGAAATTCACGCCGGACTCTGTGGTTTATGTAACAAGCACCGGCGATGTGTATCTGGCCGGCGTGAACAATACATGGTATAAGCAGTAAGGAGGGCGTGGAGATGAAAGAAGATAGAATGTTGAGCGATGAAATACTGCTTGGACTTATCAATAAAAATAAAGGAGGTGGTGGCGGAACAACCAACTATAATAATCTGGAGAATAAGCCGCAAATCGGTGGCGTAACATTGCAGGGAAATAAGACCGCCAGTGAACTAGGTCTTGCTGATTCCGATACCGTAGGCGATATTCTTAATGGTACAAATATTGATTCCTTTGGCGATGTAGAGACAGCATTAGCTACCAAAGTCAATAAGGTAGAAGGCAAGGGCTTATCCACGAACGACTTCACGGATGCGTACAAGACCGCAATCGGGGATAACACAACCGCAATCGAAGCAATTGACAGCAAGATAGACGATGCAACCACCTATCCGTATGCCGATGTTATCACCGTGAGTGATGCCGTACCCGCTAATCTTGCGGATTGCTCTGTTAAGATAGAACCTATTCAGGATCTTCACGGTTATGATAAGCCGTGGGTTGGTGGTGCTGGGAAGAATAAACTGCCGTTAGACCTTGCTACCATCAAATCTATTAACACATCGGGGACATGGAACGGTAATACTTACAGCGAAAACGGAGCAACAGCTACGGTTTTAACTGATAATGATGGCAATATTGTCGGCATTAAGGCAGAAGCACAAAATACACCTTCATCTACATTCATATTTAACTTATGTTTCAAAAATAAACAATTGGAGGCGTTGGAAAATGTATCTGTAACAATGAACGGATGTCCCACAAACGGTTCTTCTGATAGTTATGCTATGCAGTTCTATCTGTATAACGGAAGTGATAATGTTACGGAATACGGAAGTGGTGTAACATTCACACCATCAAATTTGATTTCGAGTTCTCGAGTTAGAATTGTTGTTAAAACCGCTACGCCTACGGGTGGTTTAACATTCTATCCCATGATCCGCTTATCCACCGAAACCGACTCCACCTTTGCCCCATACACCAACATCTGCCCCATCAGCAGACATACAGAGGTAGATGTGCAGAGGGATGGGAAGAATAAAGCCGATCCTAGTAAACTGTATTTATTTAATAATAACAGATATGTGTCTACTAACGATTTTAATAATGTTGGATCGTATGATGTTAAGCCGAACACAGAGTATAGACTTTTATCAGGAAAAGGTGGAAGTGCTGATAAAAGAATAAAATTTTGGAATGCAGAAGGTAATCTTATTTCTAATGCAAGTTCAGCAATCTTTACAACGCCTAATAATTGTGCAAAGATTAGTTTTTATTGGCAATTACCGAGCGAAGTTCAGACAGTAGAAGAAGCTGAAATGATGCTATGTTTATCGCAGTATACATCTTTTGAACCCTACGCAGGCAAGACCTACACCCTCGCCCTCGGAGATACCATCTACGGTGGTACGGTGGACTTTGATAGTGGCGTGTGCAGTGTGATATATGGATACGCGGATATGGGGGACATTGACTGGACTTATGACTTAACGGCAAATGTGTTTGTATCGAGCGACATTGATAATTTGAAGGATAAAACATATACCGCCGATGATGGGTTATTGTGTTCGATATATAGTATTGCAAATGTAGTAGCATCAGAAATGCCGGATTGTACAATGCGGTACAGAGATGACCCACAACACCCGAATAGAATCATTGTTAAGGATACACGATATGATGATGCAACGGCATTTAAAACCGCAATGGACGGCGTTCAGCTTGTATACGAACTCGCCACCCCTACCACCATCCAGCTTACACCCGAACAGATACAGTTGCTCAAAGGTCAGAACACCCTCTACGCATCCACAGGGGATATATCCGTTACTGTAAACGGAGTGAGTGGGGCGATTGGACAGGTGCAGGAGCAGGTGAATGAGCTGGCTGATGAAGTTGCTGAAATTAAGCCTGTGAACTACTCAATCACCGAGCAAGCAACTGGAAGAAAGTGGTTAAATAAGCCGACCTATTTAGTAGTGATTGATATGGGAGAAGAAAAAACAGTTGCTTCCAACACTTGGTATACAGTGGGAAATCATTTAGGATCAGAAACCATCGTAAATGGTATGGGCATCACTGGCAGTGGTGGAACTGTACCGATTCAGATTGTGGAAGATACTAATGATGGTATCAAAATTTTACAGACACGAAACGCACAAGTGGGCGTTCGCTATGTATGGCTGGAATACATCAAAACAACCTAACACTATCCCCGTAGTCTATATGGCTGCGGGGCTATGAGGGGGGAGACAGATGGACAATATCAAAAAGGTGCAAGCGGTATTGATCGGAGTGCTGGCGGCAGTCAATGGCATCCTGGGCAACCTTGCGGTCCCCGTGTATGTGCTGCTTGCGTGTAACATCATCGACTATATAACGGCACTGATTGCGGCTCCGAAGCGCGGAGAGCAGATTGACAGTCTGAAGGGATTCAACGGCCTTAAGAAAAAAGTATTGATGTATCTGCTGATCGCTGTTGGATGGCTGATCGATACTCTGGTCAATTATGCAGCACAGCAGGTCAGACCGGACTTCCGGCAGCCGTATATCGTGGCGGTCGTGGTCGCTCTCTGGCTGGCATTTAATGAGATGTTGAGCATCATCGAAAATGTGGCAGATGCTGATGGACCGGTGCCGCCGTTTCTAAAGAAACTGATCAAAAATCTGAAGAAAAAGACCGAGGATGTGACGGAGACAGGAGGCGATGATGAGCGAAAGTAGTCTGGTGACATACAGACATTTTACGAAAAACTATAGCCGACGGACGGCACCGATCAGCAAGATCACGATTCATCACGCTGCAGGGGTAGGCACGGCACAGAGCATCGTGGAGAGCTTCGTCCCGGCCAGCCGGAAGGCATCCGCAAATTACTGCGTAGGAAATGATGGATCGATCGGGCAGAGCGTATCAGAGGCACACAGAGCGTGGACTTCCAGCAACCGGTGGAATGACGACCAGGCAATCACGATCGAGGTGAGCAACAGTCAGAGGGGCGGAGAGTGGCCGATCAGTGACGCGGCGTATCATGCATTGATCACTCTCTGTGTGGATATCTGCCTGCGGAACGGCATCGCGATCGTGAATTACTCCGGCGCGAAGACGGCCGTGCTGACAGAGCATCGGATGTTCGCGGCAACGTTATGTCCTGGGCAGACAATACACAATCTACTGGCATCCGGAAAGATCGCCCAGGACATCAATAGCCGGCTGGTTGCACCGGTGCAACCGGGTTACATCTTCGATGATGTGGACCTGTCTCCGGTATTCAACGCGACATTCTACGGGAATCGCTATCCGGATCTGTCGGCAGCGGGACTGACAACCACGGATCAGCTCTGGATCCATTTCACGATCTGCGGATTAAACGAGGCAAGACAGGCGTCGGCAGAGTTCGATCCGGTAAGGTACAGAAATAGCAATCCGGATCTTATGGTAGCGTTTGAGGATGACTGGGAGGCATATTACAAGCATTATTGCTTATGTGGCCGGGAAGAGATCGAGAGCGGACAGCGGAAGGCGTTTATGTAGCACAAGGGCACCCTTCGGGGTGCTCTTTTTTTATTACAAAAAAAATTAAAAAAATAACCCGATAAGGGTTGACAAATAACCCAAAAAGGGTTAATATATAATCACAGACAGGGAACAACAAACCGAAAGGAGAAGACAAAATGGAAAATTTAAACATTAAGGGATTGAAGAAGATCGCGGGCGAAACAAAGAACTTAAAAGGATTCTACAGCGGTGAGTATCTGCAGCTGAACTACAATAAGAAGACCGGAGAGGCGTGGACGGATTACTTCTACAGCCTGGGGCAGAACAGCTGGAAAGAGTACAACGACAGCGACATCATCAACTGCGGAAACATAAGCGAGAAAAAGACGATGGAGGAGATCAAGGAGATGATCCACGTCGCACTGTATGAGAGATAAGGGGGGACGGAAGATGATCGGAATGTCAAGGGAAGCAATCAAAAGGAACGCACAGAGCGATATAGAGTATCAGACAAAACTGGCAAGGGCGGGCAAAGACTTTTCTGCCGTGGATATTATGAAAAGCGAAAGGATGCTGAAAGTGGCCGAGATAGAGTTCACTCCGGAAGAACGGGAGCAGCTAAAAGCAATGGCACTGCATCCGAATCCGGACTGGCATCAGGCGAAACCAATCAAGGAAAAGTACCAGATCAGCTGGAACGAGTTGAAAACACTAGCAGGAACTTGTGTGGAATCGAACAGCGAGATCAAGAGGATCAGGAACATCAGCGGATTGAGCCGCCAGGAGTTTGCCAAGAAATACGGGATCCCGATCCGCACTCTGGAGAAGTGGGAACGCGAAGAAATCAAACCGGCAGAATATCTTATCAGTCTGCTGGACAGAGTGGTTAGGGAAGATTTCGGCTGAAACCTGCCCACGAATCTGCCCACGATTTTCTGAAAAGCAATGCGGGCGGTGGTTATAAGGGACAGGGAGACGTGTTCGAACCCTGTTGGTCCCACTCTCAAAAAAGCCCCGGAAACCTTGTAAAATAAGGCTTCCGGGGCTTTTCTTATGCCTAAAAATATAAGCGTAAATTATAGCCTAAAAATGGGGGTTTTAGCGATTTTGCCCACGAAATTGCCCACGAAATTGCCCACGGAAAATCAGGGCAGAAGCGCCGAAAGATCAGCACTTGCGCGTTTCTTGGCGGCATCCATATCGAGTGCATGCTGGTAGATGGATTTCATGATGCTGTCTGTGGACCATCCTCCGAGCGCCTGCACCTGCTTGTCGGAGTATCCCAGATCGTGGAGATATGAGGCGAAGAAGTGACGGAGAGCGTGCAGGCGGAAGTGGGGCACGCCCGCCCTGTCCTGTGCCCTCCGGAGTGCCTTGTACAAGTTGTCCGGGTTGTACTTATAGATATATCCCTGTGCACGGATACGCTCTGCCAGATCGGCAGGAATGACCACGTAGCGGTCGCTGGCGGTGGTTTTTGTCGTCTTGATAATAAAATGCCTGTTCTTATCTTTCACGACCGCATGGGAGATGTGGAGCGTGTTTCCGTCCAGATCCTCCGGAGTGAGGGCACAGACCTCGGATCTGCGAAGGCCGAAACAGCAGAGACGGATCGCAATGTCGTGCTCGGTACCGGCCAGAGCTTCCAGCGTAGCGCGGATCTCATCTGCAGATGGGATGTGTTGCACCGATCGGATCCTCTGGGGGAGCTTCGGAGCCGGGAGCCGGATCCCGTTAGACATAAGCACGGCGGAGATATAATGCGCATAGTTGGCCACGGTCTTTGGGTTGCGTCCGGGCGTGAGATCGTTGATGACTTGCTGCACATCTCTGGCGGTGATCTGCATCAGGGGAAGGTGGGAAAAGCTCTCCGGCAGCAGTCGCGCATATCGCTCATACTCCCGGAGAGTGGTCGCAGACAGGACATTGCTCTTGGATGTGTTATATTGGTCACAGGCGGCGCGAAAGGATCCGCGTGGACAGTTGGCAGGGGTCGAGGCGATCAGGGCCGCCATAAGCCGAACAGCCTCACTGTGGGTGGGCTTATGGTCCACGGTGAGACGGTAGCGGTGCCCGTGATCGGATTGGCTGATGCGGTAGGATCCGCTGGGGAGTTTTTCAATAGTCATGGCATCTTCTCCATCATTAGATTGACGATTTTCTTATATTCACCAGATCGGAATAATTCTATCAATAACAACTCATCCGGGGACAGGCAATCAGAAAGGCCAGAGGAAAAGGCCGGTTCCATAGAAACATCTAGGCCCATAAGCCAGGCTGGATTTACATTGAGCACATCTGCCAAGAGTTCAAGGCGGTCTTTTTTGGGTTTTGAATAGCCACTCCGGTATTGACTGATCGTGGCTTCAGATATTCCTGTGCGTTTGACCAGATCAATGGCTTTCATTCCGGATCTGTCCATGGCTTTTTTTAATCTGTCCTTGAACTCTTCTTTTACATCTATCATATAAAGCACCTCCGCTTGTGGGTATACTATAGCACAATATATAAAAGAATTAAACAAGAACTTTCAAAATGTTAAAAAATAGAGTTGACAAACGGCTTTCAAAATGTTAAAGTCAAGGTGTCGCTGGTGAACATAACATTTTAAGGAGGTGAAAAAGTTGGCAAAAGAATACTCAAAACTGCGGGGGAAAATAGTAGAAAAATACGGATCACAGAATGCATTTGCGGAAGTGATTGGAAGGACAGAACAGAGCGTGACGGCGAAACTGAACGGAAAAACACAATTCTCGCAGGATGATATAGTAATATGGTGCAATGTCCTTGGAATCCCCGTAGATGAGGTGGGTGCATATTTTTTTGGCCACAAACTTTAAAAAAATGAAAGTACAGGGGGCAAAGCAAATAAAAACCACCCTCGGAGCCTGGAAGCCTACAGGGTGGTTTGAGAAACAGCAATATCTTGTGCTGTCTTTAGTATGATACCACAAGAACTGCCGAAAATCAAGGAAAGGAGAGACGATGGCCAGATTAAGACCGACAACAGAGCAAAAGACATCGAGAGCGTTCAGCCGCTGGGTAGCCGGATGGATCATGGAACTGGGTGAATCGCAGGAAGTGATCGCCGGGATCCTGGGGATCTCACAGCCTGCGGTGTCAGCCAAGATGCGCGGAAAGAGCGTGTGGACATTGGACGATATTGCTCTGATATGTGAGCATTTTGGACGGTCGTACACGGTGGGCGCGGATGATTAGAGCAGTAATGGCAGCGGTCTACTTGTCAGCGGTGACGATTTTCGGGGAGCCGGTGGAAATGGAGACAATGCGGTGTACCTGCTACCTTCCGACCGGACACCGCACAGCAGACGGAACGGAACCATACGAGGGCATCATCGCAAGCAATCGGGACCACCTGGGTGATATGGCACTGCTCTACACGATGGACGGAGAGTACATCGGGATGTATGAGTGCAGGGATATCGGAGGCGGTAGGATGCTCCGGAACGGTACCGCGATCGACGTGTACCGCGACAATATGGACAGGGCGTTGGAGTGGATACATACCTACGGCGACTATGTGAAGGTGATATGGATAGAGGCGGAGGGGTGATATGCGTGGAAAAATAGGTGTACCAATGAATGCAATAGAGCACAGGAAGCAAAAGCAACACGGAGAGTATAACCATAAGTGCTCAGAATGCTCAAACTTGAAATACGTTGGAGGAAGAGGATGTCCGTATAGATGTTCAGTAAGCGATAGGCCACGTTATTACACATCAAAAGTGCAGTGCCGGAAATTTAAACGAAGGTCGATCACGTCAGCAGGATAGGAAAGGAGGGCAGGATATGAGAACGACAATGCCACCAAAGGAACGAATCAGACTGCAGGCGGATATCTACAGAGATATGGCCAAGGACAACCAGAGACTGCGGGAAGCCTACGAAGAGAAGAAGAAGACGGAAAGCTGGGCGGAGCACAGCTACAATGCTGCAGATGTCAGAGCGACCATCTACGAGCTGGTGGCGAACAAGCTGGACGAGATCCTGGCAGACTGGGACGAGCTGGACGAGAAGGAAAGGAAGGAAAGCACATGAGAGACGGAAAAATAGCCGTGGAAATTGACCTGAAGAAAATAGGAGCGGTTGCACTGATGGCAGCAGCGACGTGGCTGGGTGTCAAATGCGGAGAGGGCGAGACGCTGATGATCATCGTGCCGGCGTGTCTGGCCTACATCGCAGGAAAGGGGGCGCGGAATGATTGAGATCGAAGAACTGAAAGGCGTGGAAGACCCGGCAGCAGTCTATGAATATATCAAGCAGCTGCTGAAAGAGCTGGACGAACGGGAGCTGCATTTGGGAAAGACTGGAGCATATATAAGATTGGACAAGATACTCCCAAGAGCAAAGGATCTGATCCGCAAAGAACTGAACGTGAGGCTGCTGGAACTGCGGGCAGAGATCCGGGAACAGCTGGACAAGGACGAACGGCAGCAGCTGAAACTGCCGGAACCGGCGGAATCGAAGACGGAAGAACCGGCAGCCGGGATCCCAAAGAACGACTACCGCAGGCATCGGAACGGAAGCGAGGAGGATGACGGGAAGTGATAAAAGTAGATAAGGGAAACGTGGAGGTCGTAGGGAAAAGCACAGAAGTCTTTGCAGAGTTAATGCTGGTCTGCAGCGAACTGAAACAGAAATCTCCCGAAAAACAATGGGAAACGTTTGCGGATTATTTCGTGGAACAGCTAACAGATTTAAGGATCTACGAAAGTGCAAGAGAGACAGCGATCTGCAAGGATGTGATGAATTTAACGATAGGGATTGCATACGTGCTCCGGGAGATCTCGAAACGCCACGGAGATAAAAGGGAAAAGATCCTCAAGCTGGCGTTTGAACTGGCGGACGATATGCTGAAGTACGGGGACGTGGCGGTCTTAAATAGAGCAGACGACCTCCTGAAGATGGGGGGAGATGGATGAGCGAGGAAGGAAATGCGAGGAACCCGCCGCGCCTGACGGTCAGAGAGGCCCTGAAGCAGGATATCACGGATCTGATGCAAAAGGCTCTGGAAAATGCCATTAACAAGAGATACCGGCCGGCGGTGCTCTGCAAGGATCAGGCGGACACACTGTTCCAGTGGGGCATCCGGCGCGGTCTGCTTGACGAAGAGGACAGGATCCACTTTTACGGCGACCGGCACCTGAAAGGCGGCAAGGAAGATTATACGCCGGGGATCTTTCCGGAAGAGATCGAAGCGAAGTGCCGGAAGATCATCGACTTCGATGACATCGAGGCGGAAGTGATCCGCAGGAATGGGAACCTATTGGATCGTGCACTCATGGTGATCGATTCCAGGGAGACGCGGGCGCGAGTAAAGAAAGTATTTGAAGATATACCGAGGGTTTAATGTATGGCAGAAAAAAGCTACGAAATTGAGGAAGAACTGGCAGTCCTGTCCGTCAAAGGGGAACACGTGACAGTCGAGGCCAATATGATCTCCTACCGGGGCGGAAGGCCAAAGCTGGACATCCGCAAGTGGTATCGGGAAGACCTGGACGAACACGACCACAGCAAGGACGTGATGTGGAAGGGCATCACGCTCTCCTGGGAAGAGACGCAGAAGCTGAAGGAAGTGCTGAATGAGCTGTCGGAGATGAATTTCAAATGAATGAGATACGCATCTATCTGAAAGAGGAAATGACATCCAGAGAGGCCGGCATCGGCACCTACTATATGACTTTCATGGCGGATGGAGAGTGGAGAGAACCGCCGGAGTCGGAGAAGTGGCTGGAGATCCAGCGGAAGCGCTGCAGGGCATTCTACACCAAGCAGAGCCGCATGGAGGTGATGCTGCTCACGCTGGCACTGCGGGAGCTGAAAGGCAAGAGCCGTGTGGAAGTGTTCTGCGAGACGCAATACCTTGCGGCCTACGTCCGGAACTGGATGCCACTCTGGAAGGAAAAGGGCTGGAAGATGTCAAACGGCGAAGCGGTTGCACCGGAGTTTATCGAACTCGATGCGGAACTGCAAAAGCACGAACTGAAAGACATCACGGAAGGCCGGCACGAATACTATACGGGACTGGAAACGGAATTGCACAGCGCACTCCACTACCCACAATATGGAGTGATGCTCAAAGTATAAGAAAGGGGATAATGTATGTTTGACAAGTTTGGCGAATTTGACACCTACGAAGAACTCAACAAGGCGGCAGACGGCCAGAAGACACAGGGCGATATCGAAGCACTGAAAGAACTGGCAGCGGAGAACGGCATCGATCCGGGAGACGTAGAGGACTACGTGGACGGAGTGATCCCGGAACTCTGCACCGCAAAGACTGCAGCACTCGGAAAGCTGGCCGTGGAGATCGCGGACATTAAAGCATCCGAGATCGTGCAGGACTGGATCGACTACATCCAGGCGTCCGCGATGGAAGACCTGCAGATGTCCGTAGCGATCCGGAAGAAGGGCAAGAGCCTGATCGGATGCATCGGTGCAATGCTCAAATGGTCGTATGCTGCCAGATACAAGGTGGACGGCCGCATCATCAAGGCATCCGGCCTCAACATGTCTGGCGTGGAGATGGGGATCCCCGGAATGGCTTCCGCAAAGAAGATCATCCGGGAATACTACATGGAGGGCTGACGATGAAACTTCGGAAAATACCGGAAAAGGCGTACAAGTACGCGGAGAGCCTGTTTGATCTCAAAGGCCAGCTGCAGTACAAACGCAAGGGCAGACACATCTCCGTGTATTGTACAGCCTGCGGGACACGTTACGAAGGCGTAACGGAACTGGGCGACACACTGGAGCAGAGGGCAATGGAGAAGCTGTTGGACACGCCGGTGTCCGGAGAAATCGCCACCTGTCCGATCTGCAAGGCCAAGGCACAGTATAAGGCAATCGGACGGATCAAAAGAGACTACACCAACCGCGTCGGGTGGATGATCGGACAGAGGATGGGGCAGGACTTCATATTCCGGATCTTTGAAACAGAACAGAGAACGTGGAAGGAAGGCAAGACCACATACGCGCATCAGGAATATGGCCGGGTGTATCTGCGGGAAGGCAAGAAGGCGGAACGGACTTATTTGTACTATAGCAGCTGGAGATGGCAAACGTCGTGGTATATGGGTTATTACAGCGCTAAAACATTATACGTGAGCAACATCTACCCGGACACATACAAGGAGATACAAAAGACGCCGATGCTCAAATACGGCAATCCGGAACGCTGGAACCTGATCGACTACTACTCCGCATTCAGTAGGTATCCGGACATGGAAATGGTCCAGAAGCTGGGGATGGAGGCGCTGCTTCGCAGACTGATCGCCGGTACCGGTGCAAACATCAACCCGAAGGGGAAGACGATCTGGGACAGGCTGAGGATCTACAAGGAGCGAATGCCGATGCTCAAAGAGTCCGGGGGATCGCTGCTGGGCGTGCTGCAGAATGAACGGAGGCTGAAAGAGCACTGGACACAGAAGCAGATGGACATCGAAATGTACCTGCAGGGCTACGTCTGGGGCAACAACGACAGGGATGTGGTGCGTGAAGTATTAAAGCACACAACGCTGGACAAGCTGAAACGCTACCGGAAAGAGCAGGAACAGAAGAACATAGCATTCCAGACCTATCTCGACTATATCAGGATGAAACGGCGGGCAGGATACGACATCGGGAACTCCATCGCACTCTTCCCGAAGGATCTCCGAAGAAGGCACGATGAAATGGTGCTGGAGCTGGAGCGGGAGAAGATGGAGAAGCGGAAAGCGGAAGCGATGCAGAAATATGTGGGGATCGCGGAAAGGTACAATAAACTGGACAGGAAATATCATGCAGAGCTTGGGGAGTACATCATCCGACCGGCCAGGAATGCAGCGGAGATCATCGAAGAGGGACGTGTGTTGCACCACTGTGTCGGAGGGGACAAATACCTGTCCGCACACGCCAAAGGAACGGGGATCATCCTGTTTTTGCGGAAAGCAGAGGAAGCAGATACGCCGTTTTGCACGATCGAGATCCGCGGAACAAAGATCGAGCAATGGTACGAAGCATATGACCAGCAGCCGGACAAGGACATCCTGCAGCCACTGTTGGACAACTACGTGAAAGGATTGGAGGGTAAGAAACGTGGAAGAACACGCAATACAGTATCAGCAGAGTTATAAGGATTTTAAGGCAGAACTCGATCACGAGATGCACCGGGCAGCGCAGGGCTTCGTGCGGATCGGGTACCTGCTACGCAAGGCAAGAGACACGGACATCCTGATCGACAGCCCGTACAAGAACGTGCTCGAGTTCGCGGAAAAGGAGTACGGACTGGACAAGTCACAGACCAGCCGTTTCATCGCGATCAATGAGCGTTTCGGGGATCCGGACGATCCGGAACAGCTGGCGGAACAGTATCGGCCGTTTGGGGTCAAAAAACTCAATATGATGCTGATGCTCCCGGACAGCTTAAACGAAGAACTCACGGATGACTATACTGCTTCGGAGATCGCCGAGATCAAAGCAGAGGTGACAGAAGAGCAGAAGATCACACCGCTGGAAGTGATGGCAGAGGAACAGGATCACACGGATCTGTCGATGCTTGCACGGGTGCTGTACAAGATCGGCGAAGACGATCCAGACCTGATGATGGAACTGATGGATGCTGACTATTTGAGCACCCTGACGGATGAGATGCGTCAGGAAAGACTGCTGGAGATCCTGGCACCGGCAGGCCAGAAGATGTACATGGCAAGAGTGCAGGGAATCGGCAAGATGGCTCTGGTCATCAATGGCCGGAGGATTACGCTCACCAACGTCAGAGAGGACACAAAGGAAGAGCACACGCCGGAGGATATCGAGGAGTCGCTGGGAGAACTCTACAGAAGGAGCTGGACCAGTGAAGCGATACCGGAGACAGCAAGGCAGATGTGGGAACGGATCTATCAGAGGGAAGTGCCGGAAGTTGCACCGGTGCAACCAAAGAAGGAGACCAAGGTCAGCGCTCCGCCGAAGCCGGAAAAGACGAAAAACGTACATAAAACGTCAGAAAATGACAAAAAACCGCAAAAAACGGACGAAAAGCTGGACAGAGACGAACTGATGCCGGAGCCGGTCGAAGAGAAAGAAGAGGAAAAGAAAAACACGGTGACGGACCTGTCGAAGATCCCGGCAAGGGAATCCAAAGGCGAGGACAATACAGTGCGAGGATGGAAGGCAGGTCTGTCGCACGATATCGGAACTTGTGAGCGGCTGCTCCGGGATAAGCAGTACAGAGCACTGCGGACGAAGCTGGAGGGGATGCTGCAGATCGTGAAGAGAATCATCGATTATACGGAGGGCGAGCAATGAGAGAGAACAAGCTGGTAGCACGTGATGCTATATGTATGTACTGCGGACAGCAGGCCGTGGTGATGGTAGCAGAGGGCAAGGAGTACACGGAAGCGGAGCTGAACAAGATCGCGACAATGGACTGTACATGTGCCGGGGCAGAAGATGAAAAGAAAATCGAGTCCAAAAAAACGGACGCACAGGATGCGATCGAGATGATCCTGGCCAAGAAGAACAAGAAGACAGTCGCGCAGGTGATGCTGGCAGCAGTGGACGGAATGGCACGGGACCGGATCAAGAAGGTGAGCATCAACATCGACGGAGAGACCACCTGCAGTATGTACCAGAAGAGCGGGAAGATCATCGTGGAGAGCCGCCGGACAGAGGTGGAATACTCGGACGGGGAGGCGACGGAATGATCACGTTGTACATTTGCGACGGAAAGAAGGAAGACTGCGCGAAGACAAACTGCCAGTACAGCGGCGCTGGAAAGTGTAAACGCACGATGTCGGAATTAAATGCCAAGTATGGAGTAGCGGAGCAGATAACGACTGACCGCTTCAAGATATACGATGACATCGCGGTGGAGATCGACAGGGACGAGGTGATGAAGAATGGCGAGAGTTGAAGAAAATAAAATGATAGTTAGTGGAGCAATTAAAAGAGCGGAAGACCAACCAACTGGGACTTATGAAGAAATGGTAACGTTCCAGCTCGGTTTAATCGCCACAATGCTTGCAGATATATCCAAAAGCATCGCAATCCTTGCGGATAAGGCAGAGGTGGAATAATGAAGTCCATCATGCAGGACAAGAGATCCGGCCACTGCTACATCTGCGAGCACTGGCGGAACGATGACAGCATCAAGAGCAATCTGGAAGAGCATCACATCTTTTACGGCCCGAACCGCAAGCTGGCGGAGCGGTATGGATTGAAGGTGATGCTCTGCCGGTATCACCACCAGGGAGACATCCACGGAGCACACGACGCGATCCACAACAATCCGGACAAGACCAACGACCAGAGACTCAAACGGATCGGCCAGGAAGCCTGGGAGAAGAGATTCGCAAAAGCGGCAGCAGGATCCGAGGAAGCACATGCGGAGTTCCGGGAGATCTTCGGCAAAAGCTATCTATGAGGAGAAAAAATGACAACGAATTATTATCAGAAGTATCTGGCGGAAGGCAGGTGTACCAAGTGCGGAGGATATCTGCCGGAAGGATACGGGTATAAAGAGTGCGATCATTGCAGGGAACTCAAGAAGATGCGGAGAAAGAGAAAGAAGGCAGAAGCGGATGCAAGAAAAGAAGCAGAGAAAAAGGCAGCCAAAAAACCAGGCTATACTTTGGACGAGCTATCCCGTATGGCAAGGGAACGGGGAATCAGCTACGGGCGACTCGTATGCGAGCTGGATGGGAGCAGATCGGGAGCTTAAAAGGACAAGATGCCCGGTATGTGACACAAGACACTTTTGGACGCGCCCGGGCCGGAAGGAACTGCAGGAAAAGGGAGAAGTGCGGATCAACTGCCAGTGCGGAGAACATTACTGGGTAGTGATGAATAAGGACGGAAGAGGTTCACACATCCGGGCGAACAGGAGGGAAGAATGAAAGGATTATTTATTCCGGATATAACAGAGGAAATGTTTAGGAATGGATGCCTGGAGAGCATTGAAGCACTTATGGCAGAGGGCAAAATATATGATATTGACTATTCGCCGTGGATTCCTCTGGCGGAGAGGTTGCCGGAAGAATTTGATGATGTTCTATGTTGCACCGATTCAGATGAAATTTTTATAGCAAAATATTTAGGAAAAATGAATGACGGAACAGATTGCTTTGATGACGATGACGGAATGATGTGGGAAGGTGATCTTATAGCATGGATGCCATTACCACAGACGTACAAGGCAGCATCCGGAAAAGGGGCAGAGGTGAAGCATGAGTGACAAGCAAAAATTAGAAAAAATCCGGCAGACTATAGATGATCTCGACAAAGAGGTAGCTGACAAAGAAGCAACAAGGGATTATTGGGAAGGCTTTTGCAAAGTGCTTAATGCAGTTGAGGCAGTGCTGAATGAAAACCCTGATTGATTATCTCGAATCGGAAATACAATACAATGATAAGCATGGAAAATTCAAAAGCAAAAATCTCACATCAGTTATGTTTTATGAGTTGTGGGATATATGTTGCGCAGTGAGTCGTGGTGATGCACAAGATACTCTTTCGAAAGATATAGCTGATATTTGCAAGAAATACGGGTTGTCAGTGCAAGAGGAAGGTGTTGGCTGGCGAGTAAGCGGAGGCGATGAAATGAATAACACAACAATATGCGGACACTGCAAGCGGATTGAATATTGTCGGATGTTTCTGAAAGATCCGCACGCAGTTGTATCGGAATGTAGACAATATGAGGAGACAGAATTGCACAAGAGCGTCAGAGAAGGCTTAACAGACATCCGGAGGAGAGGGAACAATGATCAGGGTACAATGCGACAGATGCAAGAGAGAAATTGAACCAAAGGCAGACATCGGATATATATCGTGGTGCTTTAAGCAGGGAGTGGACGGAGATCTGGGGGAGAACATCCTGGAGGGGCAACACTTCTGTGAACGGTGCATGGATCGCATCATGAAAATCATCTGCAATTTTGACGACGAAGAGCAGGCAGAGAGGAAAAGGCCGTATGAGCCCCCGGAGATCATCGAAGTGAAGAAAAGGAACACAGGCTGCCGTTTGGGAAGCATAACCAAACAAAGGATCCTCGAATTAAGTGAGGAAGGGAAGAACGCGAAGGAGATTGCGGAAGAGATGAAGATGGACTATGTGCAGGTGAAGAACTGTATATATTACGAAAGAAAGAAGGCGGGAAAATAATGTATTGCACGGGAGCGGAGCCGGTCGGGATCGACTGGAGCGAACTGGATGAGAAGAAAAGGAAGCACAGGCGGGAGATCGTGAAGAAGAGCCAGAGACGGCGCAGAGCAAAAGCAAGGAAGACGGGGATGTGCTCTCAATGCTGCAGGGGCATACCGGAGAAGGGGCGTAAGACCTGTCCGGCGTGTCTAAAGAAAGCAAGGGAGAGGATGCGGCGCGTCAGGGAATCTTCTATATAATGCGCTGAAAATTGAACAGGGGCAGACTTTAGAACTGCTATATAAATATATTAAAGTTAGGAACAGAGTGGATGGCGTACAAAGAGTGGACATACGAATCATATTGGGGTATCGAGCATGTGATCCAGCACATGGGAAGATATGGAGGCAAGCATGAGAAGCGGGCAGTTCATGTGAAGGCGACACCGGAACAGATCCGCAGGCAGAACCAGCGGAACAAAGAGAATCGTGTGAGACGTACCATCCAGCTCAACTTCCGGCCAGGGGATTGGTGGATCACTCTCAAATATCCAAGAGGGACCAGGAAACCGATCGAAGAGGTGATGGAAGACTTCCGGAGGTTTGTCGGGACAATGCGGAAGCAGTACAAGCGAAGAGGGGCAGCGTTGAAATACATCTACCGGGTAGAGATCGGGAAGCGTGGAGGGATCCACGTCCATCTGGTCATGAACCGACTGAACGATCCGAGAGGGGATCTCATCCTCTCCGATGCGTGGACAAGGGCAAGGGGGATGACTCCGATTGAGGATATGCTGGAGGATGGTCTGTGTCCTGCAGACGGGCTGGCTCACCTGGATCACGTGAGAGCTGTAGGGAACGGGAAAGAACTTGCGGAGTATCTGGTCAAGGAGCAGCCGATAGAACTGGAAGACGGGACAAGACTGACACCGGAAGAGATGAAGCAGACCAGAAAGTTCGGCTGCAGTAGGAATCTTGATCATCCCGTGGCGAAGGTGAAAGAATATAAACACTGGACACTCTACAAGCTGCTGGAACTGGGGCCGGACGGGATCAACACCACACGGAACCGACACCGGAAGGAAGGCTATGCAGTAGACAAGGACAGCTGGTATCAAGGGGTGAACCCATACACAGGGCTGTCATATCTGTGCTATATGGAAGTGCCGATCAGGAGGGAACAGTGGAACAGAGAAAAGAGAAAACCACGGCAGCAGGTAGGTTGTACCGTGGGTGTGATAACTGCGGCCATTTTGTAGGCCGCGTATGTAAACGGACCGGTGAAGAGTTGACGATGGTCTGCGATCAGTGGACGGAAAGGGGATCCGATGAAACAGAGAGCGGAGAAGAAGGGAAAGTACAAGCTGACGAAACATGAATTTTACACGGCGATGCACTTTGCCCTGCAATACAAGGACTGGCAGAGAGAACTCCGGACGATGTCGGACACATCCAAGGCGATCACATACTCGGATATGCCAAAGGGAAACATCAACCCGGATCCGACCGGCGACCTGGTGGAAAAGCGGGAGCGGCTGAAAGACAAGGTGCTGCTAGTGGAACGCTCTGCAAGGACGGCAGTGTATGGAGATATCATGGGGCGGATGTGCGTGCCGGAAGTGCGGGACAAGATCGTCCTGATGCTTCTGCGGGGCGTGACGGAAGAGGGAGTGACTTATGACACATTAAGGGTATCAGGCGACATGCCCTGTTGCAGAAATGTCTACAACAGGATGAAACGGAGATTTTATTTTATATTAAATACCGAGTTCAGTTGAGCAAGGTGCGCAGGGGACATTTTGATGTGTTATCATAAAACAGTCAAAGATGGCGCAAACAGCATTACATTAACCCCCAAGAGACGGGAGCGGCGAAAGCTGCTCCTGTTTTGTTGCACCGTATGAAACAGACAGACCCATTTTATCTGACAACCAGATGGAAGCACCTGCGGGAAGCGGTGCTTCGCAGAGATCAATATATCTGCCAGGAGTGCAAGAGGTATGGCAAACGGAGAGAAGCGGCGCTGGTTCACCACGCGGTGCCACGCCGGAACTTCCCGGAATTAGAGTGGTCTCCGTGGAATCTGGTCTCACTTTGCCCGATTTGCCACGAAAAAATGCACATTCGAGCCTCGGAAGACCTCTCACTGACAGGCATTGCGCTGGCACGAAGAATGTTGAAAAAGGCAGGGAAAGACGATGGATACTTGCGAGAACTGGAACGAAGGAGAACCGAGGGCACTGGGTTGGTATGACTGCATAGATGCCGAGGGCAATGAGATGCGCCTGCAATGGTTTCAGTGTTTGATGAATCCGCGCAAGCGCTACTGGAAGAACGAAGCCGGGGAGAAGGTGGGAGGGTCGATCCGCTGGACCGGCGAACCGAGCGCGAACAGCTGGTGATCTGCCGGCCTGTGGGGTGCCATCCCCCCCTACCCCCCCATGGGGGTGCGAAGGCCGTAGGGATAC